AATAAGTGATCGTATGTGTAAACGACGACGAATGTCTGGTGATGGACAGCGTGACTGCGGACCCAATCGTGTTGCCGGATGCGGTCATCGTGCTGGTCGCGATGGTGTAGTCAATAGCCAGTGTAGGCGTATAGTTGACATTGTCCAGTTCACCGTATGAATAGCTGTAGGACGGATGCCCAATAAAGCAGACATACATCGTCCCGCCCTTGTATTTGTTGATGAGGGACGCGCTGATGGTAACCGTTTTTTCTTCGCGATTGCCGGATGCGAAATTGCTGGAAATGACGTCTGTGTATGAGTTATACGCAAACGTCCGATTCGGGACAGACGATGTCGCCGTTATGACCCAGTTAATGTTGCCATAGCTGTCCATACGTTTGAGGCTCAGCGTCGCGGAGTTGACGATTTTCGTGTTGTCAAATCCGGACAGATCAAACGACATGTACGCTCTGTAGACGCTCCCGCCGTTGGTACGGCCGATGTTGAGTCCGTTTCTGGCTGTCGTCCATGAGCTGCCGTCAACATTCCACATCGCCGATGTAGGAGTCAAGTTTTGTGTGCTCATCTTATCCTCCGATGTACCTCAGGTAGAAAGCGCCGGTCGAATCCACGCCCTCCTCCCACAGATTGTTGATGACGATGTTTTCGTCAACGTCAATTCCAGGAGCACCCCACCTGCCGTTGCTGATATAGCAGGCCTCACTGCCATTTTGATAGAACCCGATCCGGGATGCCGTGATCCGGACCATGTTCGGGGCCTCGTCCGAAGAATTGCGCTGGCCTATCTCTACGCCGTATACAGGATCCGCGCCGGTGTTATCCAGGAGCCCGGTCTTGATGTAGGCCTCCGTCTGCTGTACGTATGAATCGATGCCGGCAACGTTGGAGGCCAGTGCCTGCGTGAGCGTGTAGTACTGGGTAATGTTGTTCGCGTTCTCGGTGATCTTGTTGTTTGTCTCCTCCGTATATGTGCCGAAATCAGACTGTGCCACGAACCGGCCGTCAAGGCTGCGTTCGAGCGTATCCATCTCCACTTCGATGCTGTTTGCGGTCGTGATGATCAGGCTCCGGAGCTGGCTGTACGAGTCCCGGATCTCTCTCTCCGTGGCAGCTCCTCCAGCCGCATTCATCGCCTTCTTGACGGATTCCGTAAACTGATCTTCGCTCAGATCGTTAAGAACGACGTTAAGCCGCTCGCTCAGTTGGAACAGATAGCTGTATAACTGAGAGGCGGCTTGTTCATACGTCTGGCCCGTGAGGACCGGCGGCTGCATAACATTGATTGCCATTACTGCTTATCCCCCGAAATTTCCAGGATCTTGGAGAAGGAGTAGATCTTTGCCGGTCCGGTGCCGGAGATGGAGATCTGCATATGGTCGCAGCGCCTCGGAATGACAGGGATCGTCAGAGTCCCGAGCCCACGGCCCACGCCGGCGGCAACTTCTACCCACGTGCCGCTTGAATCGTACTGAGCCCGTACTATACAGGATGATCCCACGGGCAGATCCATGCGGATCACGAACCGGGACAGGCGTTTCTGGTCCGGATACTCCAGACCGATGATGCCGGTCGTGGCACTCCAGTCCATCTGCGTGTCCTTTTCCTCCGGGTAGGTGTCGATCATCCCGTTCAGATCCAGGAGAGCGTGATAGTTGTCGTCTGCATCAGCATTGATGGCAAACAGCGAGTCATCCATGGCGGCAAAGTCCATGACATGCAGGCTGTCCTGCCGGTGCCAGAAACCGGTGCGGGCATCGTAGACATACAGGTGCCAGACGTCTGCATCATTTTTCATGGATACGTAGTATTTGCTCCCGAACCCGCCTCCGACAGCTTCGTAGTAATACTCGGATCCGAGCACGTCAGACACGCACACAGGCAGAGATCCGTCGTAGCGCATGATGCCAATGCGGGCCTTGTAGTAGAGCAGCTCGTCAACGATAGCTAAGGATTTGTCAGATCCTTTTTGCACGCCTCTGCAGGTCGCCGTGACCACCTGATGCGCTCCCTGGGAGGAGATGTACACCTTATGCAGGCAGCCCTCCTTAAAAAACAGGGGATAGCCCAGATGCGTGATCGCGCCGGTGAACTGGCCGTCAGTTCCCTGGGAACCAACCCATGAGTCCGTGGACAGTCCGAGGAACTGATTCCAGTTGCGGAAATCACCCAGCGCGCAGCACCGGATCTCATTCACTGTCTGGCCATCCACGAGGCCGTATTTGCACCCCCAGACGCGATTCTGGGCTTCGGTCAGATAATCCATGTCCGGAACATTGCGCTCAGCAGAGACGGCTCCTGAGGCCTCTGTGACGGCCCGATCCACGATGCCCACGACAGTGATCCAGTCATCCGCGCAGTCATATACGATCACGGTGCCGTTCAGCGCCTGGATTTGGGCAGCAATCGTCTGATCTCCGCCGGTGTAATCGCATCCGGACAGCTCGATGCCGTCGTGCCGGGAAAGGCCGGCGCCTATTCCGGTGGCGTCAATCCGGATGTAGGTGGTCGCAATGTTTACCCACTGCCCGGACTGGGCGTCCCATTGGAACAGGCCGTGAACCTCTCCGGAGCTGTCGATCCAGAGATCACCGTTCTGCGGGTCTGCCGGCGCTGTGGGAGATACCGTGGGAGTGTCATAGATCGTCCCGTCGTTTTTTGCGAGACTGTATGTGATCGAGCCGGTAAATGAGTTATGCTGCTCGATGTATCCATGATCAGAGAGGTCGGCCGTGTTGACGTAGATTTTGTCCGGCCAGATAAGGATATAAGCTCCCATGCTCAGGAGCTTCTTAGGACACATGGACGGCAGGACCGACATAGTCACGCCCTCGACGATATTGCCGTTGTAGATCAAATTCGGGCCGTCAACGTAAGCCAGGGCGTCTTTTGCGAGGATGCCATGAGGGGATGAGATGTGAGCTGCGACCGTGCGCGGCTGCCTGGTGGACAGGACCGGGTAATCGTCGCCGGACATGTTTGCCATGTCAGTGAACGTACCGTCCTCTGTCCGCGCATTACGATCCAGCCCACGGAATGCGTCCGTGACGACGCGGTATGTGTCTACGGTCGGAAGAGTAGGAAATCTCGGCATGTGAGCCTCCTCAGGTTTTGAAGATCCGGAAATTCTGGATGGGCATGTGCTCCCGGTTATAGGCGTCCTGCCATGCCTGGAATGCCGTGTTGTACATTACGATCGATTGATTGTACCGAGCCGTGTCTCCGTTGGAGAGCTGGATGCGGGCCTGCAGATACCAGGGGTAAAAATCACTGTAAGGATCCGGAACCAGCAGTTCTGTCGTGGCCGCGTCGTCCGGATCGTAAGGGTCATAGCTTACATCCTCGGAGTCCTCATGAGCGAGGATCACCTCGTTATAAATCCGGCCGTCCAGCAACGACAACCATTCGACCTTCGTTTTCGCCGGGAAACGGTTCTCTTCTACGCTGTCAGCCAGCGTGATGGCTTCGCTTATAGTCATGAATCCTCCTTTGATAAAAAAGAGGGGCGAGTCTCCCCGCCCCTCCGCAGTCTTACTGTTTGCTCAGCAGAGCTTCCGCGGCTTCTTCGGCCTCAGCCATGGCCTCCTGGGAATGCCGGATTACTTCGGCAATCGGGGCAGGAACGGAAACGGTCTTGCCACAGGGAACCATGAAGCTCCGGCCGTTGACGGCGACGAACTGAGATTTATCGCCGTTCGTCTTCGGGATGTAGACATCCTCCATGATGGCCCAGGGATCAGCAGACGTTTCTGCTACGGCGCCGGCGGCGCTCTGTTCTACGGGTTTCTTAGTGGGCATGACGCCCTCCTTTCCTTAGTTGGCAGTGTCGATGTCGCTGTAGAAGCTGCAGCACTCCACGCGGACCATTCTCTCGTTGTAGAGGATGACGCTCGCATTCTCGAACTTATAGCCGACAGTGGAGAACTGTTCCAGAGGACCACCGATCTCGCCGCGGGTTTTGACGATCATCTCGAGGCCGCCACCATCCGGATCGACCTGGCCATACGCGTCTTTGCCGAGGAACAGGCACTGATAGACAGCCAGGGCGCCGGTGCCGGTCTGCATGACGATCTTGGCGTTGGTGGATTCCACGAATCTCACATTGTGAAGTTCGCCGATTTCGCCATTGAAAATTTCGGTCGTGGCGGCATACTTGTGGGCCTCGATCCATCCCTCGCACTCACGCAGGTCGTAGGCAACGGACGGATGGATGATCGCCACGTATTTGCCATTGATGGTCGGCGCGTTCATTTTTTTGAGCATCGTCGCGGCCTGGTTGACGGTGGTGTCATCCAGCAGGGCGGTCTTGTCCAGATTGGCGCGGGACGTGACGGCGGTGCGGGTGCCGTTCGCGGCGACCTTGTCGGCATACATCACGTTGGTGCCGGCGACGGCCACGTTACGTACCAGCGTGTCGATGGTCAGACCGGCGGAAGCGCCGAGCTCTTCGGTGGCGCCCAGGATGACGGGATCGATCGCGTGCAGATCCAGCAGGTCAGACACGGTAACGTAGGTACCGAACTGTTCAAGGGTCGCATTGACGACCGTCTGGGCCAGAGCCTGGCCGTTCGGGATGACGCCTTCAGTCAGGGCAGAGGCATTGGCCAGCGTGTTCCACTTGCGGAACTCGATGGTGCGGCCGTTATTACGGGGCAGCGGCTGCTGCTTCGCAAACTGTGCATAGTAGAGATTGGGACGAGCGTTCTCAAGAAGCTCGGTGTCGTAGTAGGTTTTCATCAGCCCGGTCAGGCCGGTGGTGGTGGTTTTGTTCATGACGGTGTCAACAGCAAAACGCTGCAGACGCATGATGTTACGTTTGATGGATCTGATCATGTTTGGCCTCCATTAGCGGCCAGCCAGGATCACGGTAATACAACCTTCTCTCCTGCCATGGCCCGCCTTCGTAATTCTTTACGGACGTTAGGGTCACGGACATCGATCTCTGCATAGGAGGCTGTGCCGCCGATTCCGTTCTCGGCGGGTCGTCTCATGCCCGCCTGGATCTGGTTGGCAACTCTCTGCTGTGCCGCCTGTGCGGCCGCCTGAGTCGCCTGCTGCATGAGCTCGGGGTGGAGGGCAAGGTACGCGGTTCTTACGGGTACACCGGTTTCCATTAACCTCATGAAGTTCGGATTTTGGATCTCGTTCCGGATATCGATTGTTGGATACTCGGCCTTGATCTCATCCGCCTCGCGCGCGATCCTTCCAAACAGAGCCCTCTGTCTCTGCTCCTCGATCGTCGCCTGTTCCTCATGGTGCCTTAGATCAACCTGGTACTGCAGCTTTTTGATCGTAGCAAGTTGTTCGGGTGTCAGGCCCTGCTCGGCTGCCTCGGATTCCAGATACTTCTGGTCCGCGACAGTGGCAGCAGTGAGATCTTCCCACCATTTCCGCTGGGCTTCCTCGTCCTGGCTCTCCGGCGGTTCCAGCCCGTAGCGTTTCGCCAGCACATCAACTAGCTGCTGTGTGCGGGCCTGCTGGGCTTTTGCCGTCCGTAGCCTCGCCTGGACGATCGCCTGGACATCACGATCATATTCTGCTTTGAATCTCGCGTTAGGCCCCTTGACCAGAGACTCATAGGTATCCGCAGTCGGTTCGGTTGCAGGGACGGTCTGCTGTGCGGGTTCTTCCGGTGCCTCTGTCGGGGCATAAACCGGTGTTCCGCGTCTCGTCCGGAGTGCAGGCTGCGGGTCCTGCGTTTGGGGCGCGGCGACCGCTCCAGTTACGCCCGTTTCGGCGGGAGGTGCTGTGCCTCCATCTCCTTCAGCAAAGCGCTGCAGGGACAGCATCCGCCTGATGATGTTTGCCATGGTAGGCTCCTTTCTGCTCCTTAGGGGAGCGGCTCCGTCATGGTTGTAACATGTGGAGCACCGGCAATGTCACCCAAGCAAAAAACCGGGCTAATGAGCCCGGTAGTCCTCGATGTTTATGCGTGATGGGTAGGTGTCCATGATCAGGCCGAGGCCCGATACCAGGTAATTAATGTAGGCCAGTTCATCGCGGTCTGACTGCCTGTATCTCAGGAGCAGATAGCCGTCTCTCGCCTCCGGCTCATCCCAAAGCAGGGACGCTGCCGTGTCTCCCAGGGCGGAGACGGCTGCACATACGATGTCTTGCCCTGCCTCCGCATGGCCTGCGTGTCCGGAGATCTCCACGATCTCGTCGGTGATGATCACGTTAATCATGACGGCTGCGTCGCCTCCTGTGCCGCCTGCCTGGAACGCGCCACGCGGCTGTCCTCGCCGGGGCGGACCTCAGGCTGGGATGTCTGCACACTGCCGGCAGCCTGCGGCGTGGTGGCCATTCCAGTGCCCTGCAGGATGTTGTTCGCGAGGCCCTCAGCCATCTGTGGCTCATATTTCTGCGCGAGTGAGAGGGCAAGCTGCTGATACATTGCGAGCTGCTGCGCCATGGTGCCGTTCAGACTGATCCTCTGCTCCACCTGATCCTTATCATCGAAATCCATCATGTCAAGCACAGCGAGCGCCTGATCCACAAGATCCGGCCGGAAGAATCCGAGGTTGTAGAGCTGGATCGCCAGCTCGTTCTGCGCCATCTTGGTGTAGCTCGTCCTCTTTTCCGGCACAATGTCCAGGTCAAAGACCGGCAGTCTCAGGCCCATATCCATACCGGCGACAGGCTCCTGCTGCTGGGGCTGGAGGCCCTCATTGCTGTAGGAGATGTAGCGCTCCATGCCCATCTGGCCAAGGATCCGGAACGTCCTGGGCAAATCGTAAAACTGCCGGATCCGCTCGATCACCTTGAGAACCACGCGTCTGTACGCTCTGTAGCTCGCTTTGGTCGCGTCTTTGGATGACCTGCCCGCTGCCTCCTGCAGGGCTGCGATGGCCGTGGCAGCAGTCACGCCGCCGGAGGATCCGTTTGCCACGTCGGAGTTTGCAGAGACGTATTTGAGCTCCTCGATCTTGGACTGCATCATGTTCATGACGTAGCCCGGCATGGGCTGGAGATTTACCTGTCTGATGCTGTCCTCTCCCAGATTGCCGTTGGTGTGTATCAGGGGCTTTGTCCAGTCTCCCAGCTCTTCTTCATTGATGGCTCCGTCTCCGCGGACAAACCATCTGGGGCGGGCACTCATGAGGGCGTACTGCACTGCAGCAGTGCTGATACGATCAATGTCGTCCTGAGGCGATTTGCCGATGTCCACATAGCCGATGCCGCAGGGGGAATCCGGGACCGGGAAGAGCGTATCGAATACAAACGGGAACTCCCCGTCTGCGTAGTAACCGGTCTCGATGAGCTGGGGATCGTTCTCGCTCGCGTAGAGCACAGAGTCATTAACGAACTTACACAGGTGAAGGACCTGCCGGCCGTCCGGATTCC